CAAAGCCTCTGTAGTTTCGGATAACGAAACTGATGCAGAGTTCGTTCCGCAACTGAGAGGGTTGCAGGTTGAAATTGAAAAACCTAAAACTTTCACTATTGGTTCTTTAGCGGGTCAGAATACACCTCCCGACTATCAGGGGAAAGGTACTTACGATCTGAATGATTTTACTTCTAAGCCTTAATGCCTGACAACAAGAAGTATGAAGACTACCAAGACATCATAGATCGAGCTGTTAAGAAGCAAAGGTCAAGGTGGCGTTTAGATGCTATCAAGTGGTTTGACTTCGAAGATGTTGAACAGGTGGTAAAATCACACATCGCCCAAAAGTGGCACATGTGGGATCAGTCGCGCCCATTGGAGCCGTGGCTCAGTCGTGTAATCACCAATAGGATGTGGAACCTTATAAGAAACCATTATGGATCTTATATCAAACCTTGTTCGACATGTATACATGCACGGGATGAATTATGCGCTAAGACCATGAGTGGTAATCAAGATATTTCGTGCAAAGATTATGCTAAGTGGTCAAAGAAGAAAAAATTTGGACTAGAATTAAAAACTGCATCTAGTCTGGATGATACTGAGCATGTTATAAACGTTAAGTGTGATTCGTATTTTGATTATGATGCTGATACACAGAAGCTTAACGAGAAAATGCTAAAAAAACTTGGAGAGAAACAATATGGGGCATATCATATGTTATATTTCGAGGATTGTACAGAAGAAGATGTGGCAAAGTATATGGGGTATAAACTGTCTGATACTAATCGTAAGATTGGCTACAGACAAGTAAAGAATCTCAAGTGTAAATTTCATAAGATTGCAGTAAAAATTTTAAAAGATGGGAGGGATTGGTAATGGATTTAACAGATGATCAAAAAGAGTATATAAAAAACAATGTGGCCAAAGTTGCAAATTTAAATGAACTCACCCAAAAATGTTTTAGGGACGATGATTTAGATGGTCGCACGAAAGAGGGTCGAGCTGTTCGCAAATACTTAATAGAGAATAATATTGATTATAAAACAACCCGCCGCAAACCACAGGACAAAATTGAACTAAACGATTCCCAAAAAGAGTTCATTATCCAGCAAGCTCAGGAAGGAATGTCGTCGTTGGAGATTGCTAAGCTTATATTTCCAGAAAAGAGAGTAAAGCCACTAAGTAATGAGCAGAGAACGGTTCTCGCACACATCAACGAGGTTAATCCCGATTTCGTCCCTTCACAAGACTCCGCTGCCGTAAATGATTACGTCCCACCCAAAAGCCCAAGTCGTGTGGTAAAGAAAATCAATGATGCTACAGGATTAGGTTTAGATGATGGCAAACTAAACAGGCAAAAGCAAATCTGTGTAGACAAGCTTCAAATCAATCTATCCAATAGTAGATTTTTAAAAATCATCAATAATTATCTTAACAAGCCAGACAGGGAGTTGTTCGAACAGGAATTTATCCGCTTGAGTTGGGATAAGCCCGATTTAACCGCAGACGAGATCAACCTATACCTTAACGTATGCAAAGAGGTTATTAACTTAGAAGTTGTGTCTGCTCACTTAAACAAACTCAACGATATGTTTGACGTTGCTGATGACCAAACCGAAATGACCGTACGTCTTGCGGAGATCATCAAAGCTAAATCACAAGAATATCATCAATGTGAGACTCGCATTGAGAACTTGACGAAGAAGTTACAAGGTGACCGTGCTGAACGTATGAAGAAGTCTCAGAAGGACAATGCGTCATTTTTATCCATCGTTCAGATGTTCCAAGAAGAGGAAGAGCGGAAGAACATGGTTCGCATGGCAGAAATGCAAAAAAAGTTAATTAAAGAAGAGGCTGAACGGATGGAGGGTATGGCAGAGTGGAAAGCGCGAATCTTAGGTATTAGTCAGGACGATGCAATTTGAATGTAAAGAGTGTGGTCAGACGTTCGATACGCAACGTGGTCTACATATGCACATTAAGAAGCACGATATGCTTCTTGGTGACTACTATGTCAAACACTATCCACGTTTCGACAGGCTGACTGAAAAACCTATCGAATTCAAAAACGCCAAACAGTACTTCTCTACAGATTTCAACACAACCAAGAACATGAACCTCTGGTTTGAGAAAGCGCCCAAAGATGAGGTAAAAAAATATATTTTGGAGAAATTCAAAAAAAGAATAGAAAACAAAAACCTCAAACAAGCTCCATCGAGCCTGTATCTGAAGACGGGCGACTGGCCTACGCTAGAAGTCATAAAAAAGCTGTTCGGCGGTTACAACGCATTCTGTGAGCAAATAGGGGTGAGTCCTGCGTATGGACAGAATGTATGTAAAGAGTTTTTTGAAGATTATAGCAGTGAAGAAGTTTGGATCGACACAAGAGAGAATAAACCTCTAAACTTTAAAAATTCTTATGTTTTTAAACTAGACTTCGGTGATTACACTCTGCCCCCGAAAAACTATACCCATACTCATGCAGAAAGAAAGTCGTTCCAAGATTTTGCTGCTACTGTAACAAATGGTTATGCTAGGTTTGTTAGAGAGATAGAAAGGTGTCAAAGTTTGGGGTGTTTCTTATTTATCGTTGTTGAGGCTGATTATAATCAAATTTATAAAACAAATAGTGCTGCTTACAAAAAATTCAATATGGGATTTGTGTTTAGCAGAATGAGATCTATCGAGGCGCAATTTAGTGACTGTTGTCAATTTGTGTTTAGTGGTTCTAGAGAAGGCAGTGAGGAGTTAATACCCAAGATCCTTTGCTGTGGTAAGAAGCTATGGAACGTTGACTTACAGTATTTTTGGGAAAAAGAATTAGAAAAAAATGGCTTGGATAGAAGGCAATCAAGACCTGTACAAGAAGTTCAAAGAAGTAAACCAAGAGATACTTTCCAAAGAAGGATACATCGAAGAAGGAGAGGCTAAGCTTCTACTTTATAAGTTTTTAAGGGATAATCCATCTTTTGCTTGTGAGTTATTCACAGGTGTGAAATTATTTCCGTTTCAACATATGGCTGTTAAGTCTATGATGGAGACGGATTACTTTTTAGGGATATGGAGCCGTGGTATGAGTAAATCCTTCTCTACTGCTATATTTGCTATTCTAGACGCTATCATGAATCAAGGCGTACAGATAGGAATCATATCTAAATCATTCCGTCAGTCTAAGATGATCTTTAAAAAGATTGAGGATATTGCTAGAAGCCCAAAAGCTGAGTTCTTATCTCAATGTATAACTAGGACATCAAAAATGAATGATGAATGGGTTATGGAGATAGGTTCTAGTAGTATCAGAGCTTTGCCTCTAGGTGATGGTGAAAAGCTTCGTGGTTTCCGCTTCCAACGTATGATTATTGACGAGCTTCTTCTTATGCCTGAGAAGATATTCAATGAGGTTATTATGCCGTTCCTTTCTGTTGTCGAGAACCCTACTGAACGTCAAGAGATCTATGATTTAGAAACCCAAATGATCGCGGAGGGCGAAATGACTGAAGAGGAAAGAAAACAATGGCCAAATAACAAAATTATTGGTTTATCCTCTGCATCGTACAAATTTGAATATTTATTCAAGCTTTACCAGCAATATGAATCTTTAATCATCAATGAGAATAAACAAGATGGCGCTCATAGGGTAATTATGCATTTCAGTTATGATTGTGCGCCTCCACAGCTATATGATCAAAATTTGATTAATCAATCTAAATCGACAATGAGTCAGTCTCAATTCGACCGAGAATTTGGCGCTGTATTCACAGATGATAGTTCTGGATATTTCAAAGTCAGTAAAATGGCTTCATGTACTCTCCCTGATGGCGAAGGTCAGTGTGTCGAGGTAATTGGCGATCCAAGCTCTAAATACATCCTCGCATTTGACCCTTCTTGGTCCGAGAGTGAAAGCTCAGACGATTTCGCTATACTTTTGATAAAGATCCACCCAGAGACGAGAAAAGGTGTTGTAGTCCACAGCTACGCTGTTTCTGGCTCAAGCCTACAAACACACATTAGATACATGGCTTATGTGTTGACTCACTTCAATATAGAAATGGTAGTTGGCGATTACAATGGTGGTGTTCAATTTTTAAGCGCATGTAAGGAAAGTGGAATATTTAAAAAATTAAATTTAAAAATAGATACGGTAGAAGCTGATTTAGATAACCCTAAAGATTATGCCAAAGGTGTTAGGAAACTTAAGAACCAAATAGACAAATCATCGAGAAAATTTGTGTTTTTAAGAAAGCCTAGCTCTACATGGATTCGTTTTGCTAACGAAAGTTTACAATCAGCATTCGATCATAAAAGGTTGTACTTTGCTGGATCTGCTATGGATGACAACTACAATATGCAGCGCAAAGCTAATATCCCTATTGAAAATTTAAAGTTCTTGAGGAATCAAGATACGGAAGAAAAAAACAAAGGGGCCAAGATGATTGACTTCGTAGAGCATCAAAGGGATATGATGGATCTTATAAAAGTACAATGTGCTTTAGTTCAAGTTACTACTTCGCCACAAGGAACACAAAGTTTTGATCTACCTCCTAACCTACGCAAGCAGAGAGGGGCTGACAAAGCCCGAAAAGACTCTTACTCCGCTTTAGTTCTAGGTAACTGGGGTATGAATGTCTATTTCGATATGTTAGATGATCAAGGGTCTGATGTTACAGAAACATTTACCCCAATGTTTATTTCTTAACTTTTAAAAGTTAGAAAGTTACTTTTTGTGTAATATAATATTACAATGGCTAGGAAGTATACGAAACGATCAGATTATTGGAAAAAGTTCAATAAAAACAGTAACTTGGAAGATTTAGCTATGAGCCAAGCTTATGAAGAATCATACACCCCAGAATTGTTGGGTGAATCATTTTATACATCAGACGCTTCTTATAAGGGTGTGTCTGTAGCGCGTACAAACACTAATGCATCTAGTAAGTCTACACGAATCAATCGTGCAGCGGTAAGGAATACTATCGACAGATTTTCCAGCATCCGCAAGGGTATGCTACCTTATCAGTATGCCGCTGATGGTGTAAACGTTCGTGAAGGTATCGAGTTGTGTCAAAAGGCTTATGCTAACGTTGCTGTGTTCAGGAACGCTGTAGACGTTATGTCTGAGTTCGCAAACACTGAGATTTACTTAGAGGGGGGGACAAAGAAGAGTCGTGAGTTCTTCCATCAGTTCTTTAAGCGTATTAACCTCCAAAACCTAAAAGACCAATACTTTCGCGAGTATTATCGTAGTGGTAATATTTTTGTATATAGATTTGATGGAGAATTCAATGCGGAGGATTATGCTCGACTTATGAATCAAGTTGGAGCTATCAACCCTTCAGCCAATAAGATTCCAGTCAAGTATGTACTGCTAAACCCTTTCGATATTGTATCTAAGAGGGCTACCACATTTAATGTTGGGGCATATGAAAAAGTTTTATCTGAGTATGAGCTTTCCCGCTTGCAGAACCCATCTACAGAGGAAGATCAGTTGATTTATGATTCTCTCGATCCTGAGATGAAGAAGCTGGTCAAAGATGGATCATACTACACAGATGGAATCAAAATTGAATTAGACCCCAAACGTCTTAGCTTCTCTTTCTATAAGAAACAAGATTATGAGCCATTTGCAATACCATTTGGGTATCCAGTATTAGAAGATATCAATGCTAAGCTTGAGCTTAAAAAAATGGATCAAGCAATTACCCGTACTGTTGAGAATGTTATTCTTCTTATCACTATGGGTTCTGAGCCTGAG